CACTCGATTGGCCCCACCAAGCAGTAGCGGATCAATTGCTGCTCAACGCTCTGCTTCTGTCGCAGAACCAAGATCACTGCCGCCTCGCCTTGCTCTTCGTGGAATTCGTAAAAAACACGATAGGGGCCGGTATTAAGCTCGCGATAGCTCAGCACCCCCAGAAGACTCGCCTGCTGGCTGACTGGGTAACCTTTAGGTGCAAGTGAAATCTTCTCTTCAATCTCATCCAAAAGGCTCAGTACTGACTGGAGTGCAGCCTGTTCACCTTGGAATGGAGCCAAGTGGTGGACTTGGTCTTCGATGCTTTGCTCTGCGGTATCAGTAAAACGAATGACGACCGGGGACATTAAACCTCCTTATTCTGGCTGAGCGAACCTCCTGGAAAGGCGAGCTTTCAAATCATCAACAGAGCGATGCTTGCCTTCTGCGTACTGGCGGGAGCCAATCGCAAGCAACTTCACCAGCGCAATTGCTTCATCGCGCTGCTTCCGCTCAGCATATGACTCAACCACATAGGCAGGAACACCGTTCTGCGTGACGACCATTGGCTCGGATAAGTCCAGGTCAGCCGCATGACGTTTCAAATAACTAATTGTCTCGACTCGCATGAGCCGGTACCTCCATTGCTGTGGGAACACTTAAGGCCTGGAACTCAGGTTCTACGGTGTTCGAACTCCACCACGCTCCATATCCAGGCGACGAGTGGGATTCGCGCGGCGGCAGTCTGTCTACCGTCGGCTCCAACATCATAATCCGAATTCAGACCGAATTTGAACCACCTCAAGTCTATTTTTCTTTCCCTCTGTCGCCCCCCGCAGCCTTCAACCTATGAGCGGGTTGAATCGAACAGCCTCAGATAGGTGGTCTTGGGAGAGGTGCGCATATCGCATCGTCATCGACAACGAGGCGTGCCCCAGGATGTGCTGTAGGGTCACGATGTGCCCGCCGTTCATGATGAAGTGACTGGCGAACGTGTGGCGCAGTACGTGGCTGGCCTGCCCCTTCGGCAGCTTGATCGAGGTCGACAGCAGCACCAGGCGGAACACGCCAAGGCAGTTCGTGAACAGCCCGTGGGTCTGCCAATGCCGGCGAATGTCGGCGGCCAATTCTTCCGAGATCGGCACCGAGCGCACACGCTTGGACTTGGTGTTGGCGAAGATCACCGCATTACCTTTCAGACGTTCCGGCGTCAGCGCCTGAGCCTCACCCCATCGAGCCCCTGTCGCGAGGCAGATACGAGCGACCATCTTCGGATGTGGCGACGTGGTGCGCGCATCCAGGGCCGTAAGCAGTTCGGACACCTGATGCTTGGTCAGGTACGACAGCGGTCTTTCCTGAAGCTTGAGCGGCCGCATGCGCCCTACCGGATTCTCATAGTCAATGACGCCGAGTTGACGCAATTCGTTGTACATGGACTTGAGGTAGCCAAGACGGTTATTCGCGGTCTTGCCCGACATGCCATTGGCTATCTGCCGGCTACGCAACCGAGCCACTTTCGCAGGCTCCAGGGAGACAGCGACCGGGTCGCCCAGGTCCCTTGTCACCAACCGCAGAATCGCCACGCAACGATGCCCGTTGCTCAGGGTCTGGCCGTGCAGTTCATACCAGAGTTCGACCAACTCGGAGAGACGCCGACGGTCCTTCGGCTTGAGCGTCCAGCTGGGGTTTTCCGCACACTTCTGACGCGCGGTGACCTCGAATTGCTGCGCCTCCATCTTGGTCTTGAACCGCTTGCGAAAGCGCTTGCCCTTGATCGGTTCGACATCGACGAACCAACGACCATCGGGGAGCTTGGTGATCGACATTAGACGGCATACCCCCGCCGCAGATACCGATCACACATCAGCTTGTGTATGTGCCTTTCCAGATCGCGACGAGTCCAACCCTTGGCGAGATAGTGGTCTTCGATAACGTGCCAGAACTCCAGTTTACGGGCGGACTCAATAGCCTTTTTTGCCGGGACACGCTCCCGCGCGATCAGGCTCACGAACTGGCCGAGGAACATCTCGCAGTTGCGCCCGCTGAAGCCCTTGGCGGTCTTGTAATAGCGCCGATACTCGGTGCGCTCGATCAGCGGATCGCACTCGACCTGGACGCGGGCGTCCTGGCTGATCAGGCTCCAGAACGGATCGTAGACCGCCGTCCGGCTCAGCAGCTTGAAGCTTTCGCAGGCGTAGTTCCACAGTCCTTGCAGATGCGGGCAGAGGCCCTCATAGGTGCGGCAGCCAATGACCTCCCCCGAGGCCATACGCGAGCCTTCGGAGAATTGCTGGACGATGGAGTGATGGAAACGGAATTCGAGCCGCCACACCGTTTCCAGGGGGTTATAGGCCGGGTCGCCATCGCCGAACGGATCCCCGTTCAGGGTGGCCCACACGCTTTCCCAATAGTCGAGCTTGTCGGTGGCCCGAGCCTGGAGGGTCTTGTTATAGATCGACAGTTGCAGGCCGTTGGCCGAGCCGAACATGTACGTCTCGCCACGCCCGTAGACCGAGGCGTTGCCGTCGAATTCGATCCGCTCGATCCCACTGATCTGGCGTACCCGACGCGAGCGGCAATGCATGCGATCCACCAGATCACGAGGCGGTTTCCAGCCCTGTACGTCCAGGGCGATATGCACAGCGGCTTGGTTGGTTTCGCAGTGACTCAGCACGGCAGCGGCCAAGTCATCCAGCACGCCCTGGAGGATGCGCGGATCGGCGCCATCGAGGGCGTGAGGCGATACTTCGATCTTGAGGTGCGAGCCGAGGGTATCGACCTTGATGTTGTGGTTCTTGATCAGCAGGATCAGACCCATTTCAGCGTTCTGCAGGCGGTACTGATAGCCAGAGTCGCGACCGATACGGCCCTTGGACCATTCGTAGCCGGCGAACTCGACCACATCCACCGAGAGGTCAAACAGCGCCATCACTTCCGGGCGCAACTTGCCGTTGTACAACTGCCGCACCGTGTCCACGCCGCAACGCAGAATGCGCACGCCTGACAGGTCGGTGAATTGAGCCGTGGTGTCGTCGAAGAACAACCGCCCTTTCGGGCTTTCCAAGACCTGACCGTCCGACTCGATACTGACGCGAATTTGATGGCTGATTTTCTTCATCTTTAACGATCCAAATTGGTACGAATTGAAACCGCAATAGGTGGCTTATCTGACGTGTTACAGGGGCGTCGGCCGGCCCCGCCGTGGCGCTTGCTCACTCCGAGACGAGCCGTTCGCGCGCGCCCCGGCCAGGCCGGCTACAGCGGCCATACCGGCCCCGTCGGCGTCACCGCCACCGCGAAGAAAAAGCCCGCCAGATAGGCCAGGAACGCCAGCCCCAGGGCGGCGAAATAGCTTGTCCAGTTCATCGGCTCCCCCTCAGTTGATCGAGCGCGGCAAGCGGCTGGTGTCAGGAACCACCGTCACCCGCACGGCGGCGCCGTTCGCGGCGGCGGACGGTACGTTCGGCGCGGCGGTCTGAGCCGGCGGCGCGTTGCCCAAGGCGCTACGCCCGGCGCAGGCGGCATAGCCGGACCAACCGCCCTTGAAGCTCAGTTCCGCAGCGCAGTTGCCCCGCGGCACCACGGCATAGCCGGTGTCGGTCAGGTCACGATCGGTGAGAGTGAATTCGCTGCCGTCCTGGCCCCGGACGGCAAACAGATAGGTGCGGCGCCCGGAGGCGGACAGCAGGGTTGCCTTGACGATGAAGTCACGGCCGGCGAAGGGATGGCCTACAGGAGCAGCACCCGGAACGCCTGCGTGCCCAGGTACATCATCAGCAGCATCAGGACCAGCCGCACCAGTAGCACGCGCAGCACCCACAGCAGGGCCGGCTTGAGCAGGCGCAGCAGTTCCAGCAGCAGACGGCGATACAGGGTCGCCCATGAGCAGACGAGGTCCGCCGTCATAAACCACAGACCCAATAGCAAGGGCCGGAATTGCCATGAATAGAAGAATCTTAGGTTGTCTAAAAAGGCTCTTGCCGGCGATGGTGTCGGTGACGGAGCCGGTGGCTGTCGATTCATAGAGGGCGAAGGTCTCCTGGCGGATTTTCTTGATCTCGACGATCACGTCGCGGGCCGGCGGTTTGTTGTCCTGCGCCGAGTGCTGGCTTTCCTTGTAGCGGCCCCGAATGCCGATGACGGCGAGGTTGGAGTGCAGATAGGCCTTTTCCGCCGTCATGCGGATGTCGTCGCGGATATAGGCGATGTTCGGCGTGGTGAGGATGATGTCCCAGTTGAAATGCCGGTGCCGGGTCCAGGCATCCAGCCAGCCCATGGGCCGCCCGGCTGCCTTGGCCGCTTCCGGGCCGTCCGGGAAGTCGAAGCGCTTGAGGTCGGCTTCGCGCCAGGACTTCAGAAAGATCAGTTGGGTTTCGTCGAAGATGATGAACGCACCACGCGGCGCCCACATGAACCAGGTGCGCATCTTTTCCATGTCATCCAGGTCCTCGAGGTCGAGGTTGATGACGTCGCAACTGGAGGGCGTCTCCGGCATCACTTGGAAAATCCGTTCGCGGGTCAGGCCGCGCACGTTGGTGATGATGACGCGGCCTTTCTTGATCGCGGGGATCAGGTCATCTTGGATCGCGCCGGAGGTCTTGTAGGAGCCGTTCGGGCCGTGATGAATCTTGATCGCCATGTCACTTACCTATGAAGGGGATGAAGGACATGGAGAAGCGCGTGCCGATGGCGGCGAAGATCATGTTCACCGCGTCCGGCAGGCCGAAGAACGCCAGCAGCGAGCGCAGGTCGCCGTCCAGGGACGAGTAATAGGACGTGATGGTCGAGCCGATACCGATGCCGCCGGCGACTTCGCGGAACGCCTTGTAGCCGATTTCCGCGACGAACAATTGCATCTCGAACCAGCCCTTGATGGCCATCTTGGTCAGCAGGACAAAGGCGTCGGTGACGAAGTCATAGACGCCGCTGTAGAGGAAGTCCCAGAGGGATTGCATCCAGGCGAGAATGTCGGAGAGAAAGGGAATGTCCATGGCGTTTCCTCAGGAGCGATAGAAAACGATCCATCCGGCCAGGATCGCGGCGATGAACAGCACCACGTAGCGGATGACGGAGAGTTCTTGGGCGTACTGGGTGAGGCAGACGTCGTAGCGCTGGCCGAGGGCGGTAAAGTCCCAACACGGCAGGGAGCCGCCGCCGGTGCCCAGGTGAATATCGAACTTGGAAGCGAGGACGCTTTCGAACTTGCCTTGCAGTTCCTGGAAGTCCTTTTGCGCCTTGGCGATGGCGTCGTCGTATTCCTTGATGGTCTTGTCGAAGGAGCCTTGCTTCGGCTCTTTCAGGCCTCCCCCGCCGGAGCCGTCGCCGCCATCGCCACCGGTCCCACCGCTGGAGCCGGACCCGTCGCCATCGCCGCCGCTACTGCCGTCACCGCCGGGCGTGGTGCCGCAGTCACTGCCAACATGGCCCTGACAGGGGTTGTTACCGCCACCGCCCCCACCGCCGCCGCCGCCACCACTGGAGCCGTCATCGCCACCGCCGTTACCGGGCTTGGTGCCGCCATCGCTTCCACCGTCGCCGCCGGGCGGGTTGCTGCCACCGTCGCCCCCGGTGCCGCCGTCCCCACCCGGAGGCGGACCGTCGCCCGGGCCCACGTCGCAGCCGAAAGCACAGGAGCCCTTGGAGGTGAACCAGTTACCGGTGAACGAGCCGATGACCCGGCAGAAGGTTCCACCCGCTTCGCCCTCAGCGGGGCCGATACAACCATCAATCGAACTGACGGCGATCTCACAACCGAGGTAATTGATGAAGCGGGAAATCGGTGCTTGGTGGCCGCCTTTTTCATAGAGCGAGCCAGCCAGAATCTTGCACTTATTCTCCCGGCATTCGCCGGTACTGAGATCAAGCTCAGTTCCCTCAGGACACCTATCACCTTTCAAGTAAACACTGGTGCTAAATAATGTTTGGCCCGTGGCCGCAGCGGTTACAACACAATAAAACGTTTTGCCCGGATCGTTCTTCGACGGTTCCATGGCAAACACCCGACCAGGGTCCTTAGAAATACTACTGAAATAAAGATCACAACCGGCAGAAGGAGATGGAACTTTCTTATTAAAATAATCCATGAACCAGTAATAATATTCGGCATGAGCCACCGAACCAAATAACAACGTAATAATCAACAATATGAACCGAGGCATAAAAAAGGGGCCTTTCGGCCCCTCCTCCTGTCACTGATACTGGCCGATTTTCAATCCCGTCAGCAGCGCGGACGCCATGAATGCGCCCAGCATCAGGGACCAGATCACGTCAGGCCTTGCGCATCGCGCCGATGACCAGGGCGAGGCCGACCAGCACCGCCACGGCGGCGATCACCAGCTTGGCCACGGACGAGCCGTCGGTGCCGGCTTGGGTCAGCACTTCCTTGGTGGTTTCGTCGATCAGCGAGTCGGCGAAGGAGACGTTGGCCACGGCCAGGCCGACGGTGGCGATGGAAGCGTTGCGGAACAGGGTTTTCATTTTTTCCATGATTGGAACCTCATTAATTGCGCGCTTTGCGCATGGCGGAAATGATCAAGCCAGCCCCCAAACCAACGGCGAACAGCCCGATGGTCCCGGCGAAGCCGAGGCGGAAGGCCGACGGGTCGAAACCACCCATCAGCAGAGTCAAATAGCCCTCTGCCTCAGGCGGCAGCAGGTAGGTCTGTATCCACTCAAGGTGCGTACAGCCGACCGTGCCGTCCGCGTTCTGGACCCAGGTCTTGCACACTTGAACCGATACAGAGCCTTCCATTCGTGCAGTCCTCAAACAGCCAGGGAGGCCGCTAGGCCGTCGATCCAGCCCCAGGCGTAGCCGGTGGCCAGACCTACCGCGAACAGCGAGAGATAGCGGAGCATCGCGGCCTCCTACGGCTTACGCCTTGGCGTCCGGAGACTTGTCTTGTTTGTCCTGGCCCTGCGGCTGCGGGGCCGGGCGCGGGGCTTGGGCCTGCACTTGCGGGCGGGCCGGGGCTTGGGCGGTCGGCGCCATCGGCTTGCCGCCCACGGCCAGCAGATCCACAAGGACCTGGGTATTGGTGATCCGGCCGAAACGGTCTTGGGTCGGACGGACCACGCTGGCGAACTTGCAGAGCACCGGCTGGCCTTCGAAAACGATGGCGTCCAGCAGGGTCGGCTCGATGTTGTACTCGCTGATCTCGAAGCCCTTGGCGTTGCCACGGGCACCTTCCGGGATCGGGGCGATGGACTGGACCGAGGCGTAGATTTCCCCGGTCTTGGTCGAGGTATAGGTGTCGGTCTTGGTGACCCACAGTTCGACGACGCCGCCTTGGGTTGCAAACATGTTCATCGGTGTTTCTCCTTCAATTCGCCTTTTTCGGCGTGAGTTGTCCCGCTGCTGCAAATTCGGCTGTTTCGCCTTCATTCAGCGGTGTTGGGTGAAAGTGATTTGTCGGGCGATCCCTTCGGGCCGGGCTCTATTCGCTAGCGAACCAAGCCAACCACGGGTGTTCGTCTCGGCCCATCCGGGTAACGATCCCTATCGCAACGTCGTCGCCGACGGCCAAGGGGAACGCTTCCCCTTGGAACCCGCAGAGCAACACCAAGGGCTCTGCCCTTGTCATCCCGCTCTTGCCGCCGAGGGCTCGGGAGCGCGGGGCGGAGGAGCTGCCCCACACTCCCAAGCAGAGGCTGTTTCAGGGGGGAGGCGTTCAAGGGTGCGCTGCGCCCGTGCTTCCGTTCGCCGGAACGGTGAAGCTGTTCCGACGAGCCGGGAGCGCGGCCCTTGACCGGATCGGCCTCGGTGCGGGCGGCTTGGATCAGGCAGAGCAAGAGCAGCGCTTTCAGGGTGTTAGCGAGCATAGGTCAGCCCTCCAGTTGGAATGCTTCGCGCACGGGCACGAAGGGCGTGGGTTTCCCGCTGTCGTACACAACGTGCCAGTACTTCGGCGGACGCCGGGACGGATCGTGTTTCGCGCAGAAGGAACGGGGACGGCAGAGCCAGCGGCCATCTTCCAGATAGGGCAGCCCAGGGGGCCGGCAGTCCGGACACGGCGACGGGCTGTGCAATGGGATGGCCTGCCTTGCGGACCAGCACACAGAGCAGGCGCAGTCCGGGGCGTGGGTTTGGCGCAAGTAATTCGGAGACGACATGGTCAGCTTCCTCCTTATCTTGGCGAGCACGGCCCCAGGCGAGAGCTTCAACCCGCAGGTCGGTCAGATAGGATTCTTCCGGCTGGGAGAGGTAGCCAGCGTCCATGAGGCCATCGATCAGCATCAGGGCGCGGTCGAAGGGTTCGCTGGGATGCTCTGCCGCGTGCAGCAGATAGCCCTCAACGAAGCTCAGCAACGCGTTAATCGGGTTGCTCGACAGAACGCGCGCTACCTCAGCGCCTTCAAAGCTCTGCTCAACACGGAAGACCAGTTCAGCATTCAGGGAACGCATAGAGGCCTTGGCAGCCTGTTCAACCCGAGCGCGAAGGGCTGGAGGCATACGGAGCTTGAATTGCGGATCGGTGCGGCTCATGCCGACCACTCCTGTTCCAGCAGCCAGGTACGCAACAGCGCACTATTCACCATGCGCAGCTTTCCGAGCTTCACGGACGGCAGCACACCCCGGTAAACCCAGGCACGGGCAGTGCCGTAACTAATGCCGTTACGCTCCGCCCACCGTTCGATGGACTCCACATCCTGTTGCGGCCCTATCAGGGCGCTGGGGTTAAGCTCTTCCAGTTCCATGCTCGTTCCGTCACTATTCGTGGCATTAGCGAAATCTATCTATGGATTTAGTCCATATGGACATTATCCATAAAACAAAGATTATGACAATAGTCCATAATGGTATTTATCAATGGCTGAAGGCATGGCCAATAGAGCGCTTCAATTGCTAGATCAGACCAGCTTGAAAGAGTTGGCAGAGGTCAATAGCAAGGATTACGTTCGCTGGCAGAGTATTAAGAGAGGTAGAGCAAGAATTGGCGCAGAAGAGCTAGAGCAGCTAGGGAAAATCTATCCCCAGTATCGTTGGTGGCTCATGACTGGAGAAGTAATGCCCGAAATTGGGCAAACTAGTCCGTCCTATGACGAAGCCAATCGAAACTTGCCCAATCAAAACGCGGGATAGCAATAACTAAAGAGATAACATCTCGCTGGTATACCCGACGAGCGAGAGAAAACTAATAAAAAATACAGACTGTGCGCCAGGAGTTAATCTAGCGCACTTCTGCTCATCTCTTGCTGGCAGACTCCTTACGATTACCATCCACAAGATATATAGAAGATGTTTTCTTACCTTGTTCAATAGCTTCTCGCCTGAGCTTCTGAATATCGCCATACTTCTGGCCAATGCCCCCTACATCTATTACCAGATAGACACCCTCCGTTGTGTCCTCAGCCTTCTTATATATCTCTAACTGGCTAGTATAACCACGCACAAGCGAGGTATTTGTTGAGAGCTTTATTTCAACAACAATACGAATATGAAAACCACTCGAGAATTTAAAATCAACAGGACCATTCCCAGAGTCAGCCTCAGGCGTAATATCTAGATTATTAGCCTTACAATACGAATATGCTATTGCAAAGAAAAGGCGCTGAGCCGCCTTTTCTTTTCTAGGCGTAACTTCATCCGCCCACAACTCTTTCCAAATACCTTTATTTTCAATCAAATCCTGAAACTGCTCTATTATATTTTTTACTAGCTCTTTAGCATCAGACTTACTCTTTGGAGAACGCGAAAGAGCTTTTCCTGCTGGATACTGATAGGCAATATCTAGAAGTTTAGTCCAGAAGTTTTCTCCATTTGCATCCACCTCGAAATCGTAAGGCTTCTTTGGAACCTCACGCAGAATTTCAAGGAGCTGCTCAAAGGCCTCTTTGCTTCTCAGAGCGCTATCTTTAAGTTCTTGCTTTTTCTTCTTGGTCATAGTTGACCATATCTTTCCAATCCCCCCACTTACCTTTTCTCTATACTCTGCATTCTCTCTTGAAACACGAGAAATATCACTCCAATCGGTGGCTATCGGGAGATCACGCACAATATCTCTTGGAACTAAAATAAGTTGATCTTGCGAGTATGGGTTTAACGGAAGATCGAATACCTCGCCTTTCACCCTAAACTGTTTTGTCGGAATCTTAAGTATTGAATTTACCCGCAGCGTAAAATCAATAAGATTTTCTATTATTATATTTGTTGTCATATCACTAATACGATCAGGACCTATCCCTTCTTCTAACAAGGAAAGCCCCATAAAAAAGTCTATATCAGTTATTCCGAGACTGACAATCTCAGAAGCTGTTTTCAGGGTCGTATCAGTTAATGCAGGCCCAAACCCAGACCCCCTAACAGACGAGCTATAACCAAGACACGTCCAACTAATTTCTGAAAACTTAAATAGATCTGCCGCTTTCCTCCAAGCAATATCATTCTTCTGCTTTGATGCAGAAAGGAGCTTTATTATAAATTCAAACCTCTGTTCATAAGCAGTTGCTGCCCCAACGGATATTTCTTCATGTTTGCTCTCTGGCAATAGAAGTGGATCAATAAACAGATGTGTATCAGCTGCAAGCTGAGTATCAATAACATCTTGTTCAGCAAGGAGGTTTGGATCAATTCCAAACTCACTTGAAATCGTAGCGAGGTTTTTTATCTTTGCCAT